GTCCTCATTGCACCGACGAAACTGGATCCGCTTTCGGCCGCGCGCCTCAAGACGGACGCGGCGAACTTCAAGAGCGGCGAGATTCTCATTGCCGAACTCGGCATGAAGTACGAAAGCGTCTCGACGTCCGCGGTCGATGCCCAAGTCATCGAACAGCTTGGCTGGACCGAAGAGAAAGTCTGCGAAGTCCTCGGCCTCCCGATTTCCATCCTGAACAGTAGTAAGCAGCCGCCGTACGCGAACGCGGAAGCCTCGCAGTTGCAATACAAGTCACAGTGCCTCGAGCCGCACTTAGTCTCGATCGCGACGTGTCTCGATGAGGGGCTCGAGCTGCCGTCGTATCTGACGATCGAGTTCGACGACGGGTTACTGATTTGGATGGACACAATGTCCCGCGTGCAAGCCGCACAGGCCGCCACGAGCGCGGGCGTCCTGTCGCCGAACGAGGCGCGCTCCGAATGGTTTGGCCTCGGGCCGGTCCCCGGCGGTGAGACGCCGTACCGACAGCAGCAGGACTGGCCGCTCTCGACCTTGGCTCAGCGCGATCCGCCGTCGGTCCCGGCCGCTCCCCAGCCGGCCCAGGACACGCCCGCGGAGGAGGTGCCGGCGTGACGCTCGAGTTCTCGCGCGTCACGCTCGACCCCCTGTGGACGGTCGACCAGGCGAAGGTGCACTTACGCATCAGCGGCACCGATCACGATGCCGACGTGGCGCAAAAGCTGGCGACGGCGCAAGAGGCGATCCTGTCGTTCCTCGGCCCGGCCGCCGATCCCGCGTGGGATGCCGCGACGGCGCCCGCGGCCGTGACGCATGCGATCCACTTGCTGACGGCGTATTACTACGAGGACCGCGGTGACGGGGAACTCCCGGATCCGTGGCCGAAGATCTACGCGCTCCTCGCCGCCTATCGCGATCCGACGGTGGCCTAATGGCGCGCGGCGATCGGCGCCATCGCGTGACGTTTCAGAATCCGGCGCCCACAGAGCCGGTGACGTGGACGGATCTGGGCGCCTGGTTTGTCAGCCTGACGATCCTCACCGGGGACGACATCGGCGTCTTTATCGAGCCAGCCGCGGGCACGCCGACAAGCTCTGCCTCATGGCTCGTGCGTGGCGATTTTCATCCGGGCGTCACGACACAGACCCGGATGATCTGGGGCAGTCACATGTTCGCGATCACGAGCGTCGACAACGTCGACATGCGGGGTGTGGCGATGGAATGCCGCGCGGTGCAGGTGGCGCCCTGATGCCGGCCGCGCTCCGGCTGTTCGGGATTCAAGAATTGAAAATCGCGCTCGCGAACTTGCCCACGGAGTTAAAGGGGCCGGCGTCACAGCTCGTGTTAGATACCGCCTACAAGGCGGCGGCCGAGATTGAAGCGGCGTATCCAATCGGGCCGGGCAATTCGAAAAATGGGCGGAAGATTCCGCCGGGTCAATTAAAAAAGGGCGTCAAGGTGCGCGTGCTGGAATTTGGGCCGAATGCTGTGGCGGCGCAAGTGCGAAGCACGGCGCCGCATGCCTGGTGGCACGAGCACGGGGACCAACTACACGAGCGCAGAACGAAACAGGGCGCCCAGCGCGGACGGATGTTTTCAAAGAAAGGGATTCCACGGCCGGTCTTTGTGCCGACCATGATCCGGTATCGGCGCGCGATGTATCTCAAGCTCGCCGAGATCATCAAGGCGACGGGCCTTGATGTGAAACTCGAAGGATAAGGAGCAGCGATGGCTATCAAGACTGGGCGCTATGGACAGGTTCGCTGGGATGAGTTGGGCGTCACCGCGGTACCATTGCTGTCCTTGAACGCATGGACCGGCGATTTCAAAACCGAGTTCGAGGACGTGAGCTGTTTCGGCGACGAGACGCGGGCGTATCTGCCGGGTCTCAAGGCGGCCGAGGGGACGCTCGCAGGATTCTATAATTCATCCAACGTCGAGCTATTTGAAGCGGCCGATCAGACAGCGCCGGGGTTGTTGGAACTGGTTCCCAACTACACGGACGCGGGGTACATGTGGTCAGGGTCGGCGTACCTGGACGCCGCGATCGATTGCAGCTTGCAAGCGCCGAAAATCTCCGGCAACTGGCGGGCGGCCGGGACGCCCACGCCCTTCCGTATGAAACCGATGGTCGTCGCGACGGGCGCGACGGCGGGGATCCCCGGCACATGGACACCGGCCGGATCGGCGCCGCGGGCGAATCTCGCCGCGATGACCGGCTGCACGGCGACGCCGGCGACGGCGTGGACGGTCGGCCAGTACATGCTGATGGCCGATGGCCAGAAATGCCATTGGAACGCGACGACGTGGGTCACAGGCCCGAAGCCGTAGGCGGCGCGCGTGTTCAACTCGCTCACGTTGCACGGCGGCGCGGGGTCGCTCCTCTGGGGGTACCGCGTCGCCGTCGAGTTGAAGTCCTGGCACATCATGAAACTGGACGGCGCCTGGTGGCTCACCGGCACGATCGCGCGGGTCGATAAGTTTCAAGCGCGACAGGCGCCGCTGTTATTCACGGCGCCGCGCGACAAGGGCTTTTGGGCCTGGCCAATCGTCTCCCTCGATCTCGGGGACACGAATTTACGGGCGCAACTCGGGCCGCCGGAGCGGTAAAGGAGTCGAACACATGGGTCGCTGTCGGATTGTCTCGCCGGAGACCGTGCGCTTGCCGTTAACGGACGGCGATTTTCTCCTCGTCAAAAAAGAACTCAACGCGGGCGAATATATCGATTCCCTCACGGACCAGGCCGCGGGGAAAGCGCTCGCCGCGGTTCTTGCGTATCTCGTGAGCTGGACGCTCGTGGGCGTGAATGACGCGCCGATCGCGTATACCCTCGGCCTCTCGTCGGACGAGCGGCGCGACGTGTTGCGCTCGCTCGACGTCGCGACGCTCGTGGAGATTACGACGGCGATTGAGGCGCATGTGCAGGCGAACGAGCGCGCGATTGCAGAAAAAAAAAGGACGCCCGATCTCGTCAGCGTATCTTGACGGATCTCGCGTTGTGTAAGGTGATGGGCATGAGCTATGAGGACATCCGGGCGCTCCCGCGGGAGGTGTACGAAGTGCTCATCGAGGACGTGAACGCCCGCAGTGAGCGCGCCGCGCTCGAGGTGGGCGACTAATGGCCGCCTTGTCGGGCGTCCTGGCGGCGGACTTTTCGCAATTCGTGACGGAAATCGATCGCTCCGTCGTCAAACTGAAAGAATTTGAGACGGCGTCAGGGCAGACCGATAACGCGCTCGGCGGGATGGCCGAGGGGCTCGGCCAAGTCGATAAGACGCTCGGCCTGTTCGGTGTGCGTATCGGGCCGCAAGTTCAGGCGCTCCGGGAACTCGGCAACGTCGCCGGGTTGACCTGGGAGAAACTCGGCGCCGTGGGGGGGCTGGGGCTGGCGGCCGGCCTGGGCGTGGCCACGTATGAGATCACGAAGATGGCCGTCGAGTTCTCAGGGCTCGATACAGCGATCGGCAATGCGACGGCAAAGCTGATCGGCTGGGGCGATGTCGCGGCGGCGAACGCGACCGCGCAAACGGACGCCCTCGCGCTCGCGACGCAACGCGCGGGCTACGCCGTCACGACCATCACGGAAGCCATCCGGGTGAATACGGAATGGAATCAAAAAAACGCCGCGTCGTTCAATACGGGCGCGCAACGGCTCGCCGACTGGGACCGGCAGATTTCGAAGGTCCGGAACAGTGGGGATCTCGAGACGATCACGCGGGAACTCAAAGAGGGCAGCTCGACCGTCAAGCAACTCGCCGAACGGTTCGGCATTAGCGCCGAAGCGATTACGCACTATACGAACCGGGCGAAAGAAAGCACCGCGATCCTCGAGAAGTGGCGCGCGAACGAACAAGCCGGCCTCGAGAAAGTCCGCAAGGCGCAGGAAGAACTTAACCAGGCGGGCGGCGGCTGGCGCGATACGCTGCTGACGATTGCGCCCGCGGCGGCGGCGGCCGCGACGCAGTACCTCGCGATGGGCGAATCGCAATCCACGATCGCCACGGCGATGCGCCTCTCAGAGGTGCAAGTGTCCGCGCTCAATAAAGCCTTGCAGGAACAAACGCGGATC